GGACTGCCTACTGGGAAGTGCGTGGTGGAGCACTTCGGAGGGGTCGGCGTGGGCTCGGTCGTCATCCAGAACGTGCTCAAGCCAGTCTCCCATCTGATCTACGACATTGACGAGGACTGCGTGCGGCAGCTCAAGGCAACGTTCGATGGACAGCCGGGCATCTGGACCGGCTATGGTGATGCCAAGGAACTCATGGGGCATGTCCAGGCTTCCATCGTGGTCCTGGATCACCCATACCACACCGTTCGCACTCACGACGAGTGGGCCGAACAGTGGGATCTGGTGTTCAGGAACAACCCTCTGGCCGTCATCTGGCCCGATGCCGCCTGCCGCCGTCTCCATCTACATCGCCATCTCTACGAGCCGATGCTGAAGTATGTCTCCTCGAATCGAGCCTACATCTGGTCTTACAGCCGATGGCTCTACGAGCGATACGGCTACAGCATCCGTCGTGCAGCATGGCACGCCTACACGTATCTGCTGGTGGAGAAGGGTCCGCCCATCGACGATGCACTGGTGTGTTTCAAGTGGAACTCGAAGATCAACGGACTGGAGCCGTTCAAATGAAGTGCATTTGTATTGGTCCCGGAGCTCGTCACCCGCAGTGTAAAGTGGATCACCACGCGATCGCAGAACGGTCGGGAAGAGTGGAAGTCCATCTCATGGGTATGCCCGCTCTGAAGAAAGTCTTGGCCGAGATGGAAACTCGTCTGAAAGCCAAGGTCCAGGAGTCGTTGGAATCCATGGCCGAGCGCGAACGGCGCGGCGGTGTCCTCCTCTTGGTGGAAGTGTTTCCCTCGGAGAAGCATGTGCAGAAGACAGCCGAGCGTCGCACTCGTGCAGGACGCCAGGCGCTCTCCTTCAAGGACGAGGTGGAGAACCGGGTGGGCGAGGCGCTGAAGCACAACTACATGTTCGACGATGTGAAGATCGAGGTGGTCTAGCATGGCGAAACCTAAGATTCAGATGGTGTTGGAAGTGGAACAGTCCACGACTGACAAGCCGCTGAAGTCCATCCTGGCCCCCATCTGGTCGGCCAAGACTCTCACCGTGCGTTATCACAAGTCCCGGGAAAAGGAAGCCTTGGGCGAGATGGAGGACGCGGCCTTGGGCTGCACAGTGATCGAGCGTCTGGAACCTGTGCTCGATCCTGGGGATATCCGCAAGGCGGTCTGGACTCTCCAGTGGCGGGTGTTGGTTCCTCCTCCCGTCGATGAACACTCCAGCAAGAAGGTGCACTGATGGGATGGATGCACGGTCACTTCATCGAGAAATGCGTCAAGTGCTTCGCTGTGATCTCACAGTGTAGGTGTGCCCACCCACACAAGTTTGTGCGGGATGTGGACCCATCGAAGTGTCCCTTCTGCATCGAGAAGGCCAAGGCGGCTGAGGTCAAAGATGCTTCGTAAGATCGTCTGGATCCACCCGTCAGGGGTTTTCGGGCCGCACGTTTCCGTCCTGCTTACGGACTGCGAACATCGTCATGTGCGCCCCAACTCCATGTTCGTTGGATTGGAGGCTGGGCTGGATTACGACTGTCACACCTGTGACGACGATCTGAGACGCTTCCAAGGCGTTGACGGTTTGGTGGACAGCCTCAAGAGCAATCTCTCCTGCTGTTGTCAGATGCACGGCATTACAAACTGCCCAGTGCATGGAGGAAGCGCATGATTATGATTCCCATGCCTTACGATCCGAATGAGCGTCCTCCCACCTGGCGGGAGTGGATGCAAATCATCCTGTGGGTCGTTTGTATCGGATGGACTCTCTTCATCCTCACTGAGTGGGTCTATCTGAATCAGACGGACTATCTCTCCGATGCTGACCGATCCAAGACCTTGGTGTCCGTCATCCAGTCTCATGGTCGCTTCATCTGGAAGCTGCTTCAGAATGTCTGGTGATGCATGAGTCTTGATCGCATCCAGTTCGCCCTGCAGAACATCGACACTGTGAGGCGAGAGCTCGCTCGTCGGACCACGATCGGATTCACGAAATACACGTTCCCTGGATACGAGACCAACTGGCACCACGAGGTGGTGGGACATGAGCTCGATGAAGTCCTCAATGGGAACAACAAGAGCCTGATCATCTGTCTCCCTCCCCAGAACGGCAAGAGCGAGCTCGTCAGTCGTCGCTTCCCTGCGTATGCCCTCGGGAAGTATCCCGACAAGCGCATCATCGCGGCAAGCTATGGTGCGACACTGGCAACGGAGATGAGTCGCGACGTCCAGCGCATCATGTCCACGACCGAGTTCGCGGAGCTCTTTCCTGGCACTCGACTGGGCACCGCCAAGGACGATGAGATTCGCTCCCAGGATGCATTCGACATCGTGGGTCGTCGAGGGAAGTATCGCTCAGTGGGTGTCGGTGGCGGCGTCACTGGTAAGACGGCGGACATCGGCATCATCGACGATCCTGTCAAGTCCAGAGCCGAGGCCGAATCGGAGGTCGAGCGCGAGAAGGTGTGGCGATGGTATCGCGACGACTTCCGCACTCGTCTGTTCGGTGATGAAGGAGCGATTGTCATCCTGTGCACTCGCTGGCACGAAGACGATCTGGTGGGCAGACTGTTGAAGCTCGCCAAGGAGAACCCGAATGCCCGACAGTGGCGTCTTGTCACTCTGCCGGCATTGGTGGAAGCCATCGATCTCCCTCTCCCGTCATACGACCCACGCAAGCTGGGCGAAGCCCTCTGGCCGGCAAAGTATCCGGTGGCGGAGCTCCTGGAGCGTCGTGTTGGCAATGAGTATGGCTTCTCCGCTCTGTATCAGCAGCGGCCTGTTCCTCCTGGTGGCGGTCTCTTCAAACGCGAATGGTTCGAGATCGTGAAGGCGTTGCCGGCCGAATGTCGATTCGTGCGGGCATGGGACAAGGCTGGCACTCAGGGTGACGGAGACTGGACCTGTGGTGTCAAGATGGCCGAGCACAAGGGCATCTTCTACGTCTGCGACGTGATCAGAGCGCAGCTGACCAGTGGTCCCCGCAATGATCTGATCCGCCAGACCGCAGCCCTGGACGGTCCCTCGGTGCCGATTCGGCTCGAGCAGGAGCCGGGCAGCGGTGGCAAGGAGAGCGCGGAGATCTCCATTCGAGAGCTCGCGGGATACGATGTGCGAGCGAAGCCATCGACCGGCGACAAGGTTATTCGAGCGATTCCACTCGCAGCCCAGGCAGAAGCCAAGAATGTCCGACTGGTGGAAGGCCCATGGAACGCGACTTACCTCAATGAGATGTGCACTTTCCCATATGGAGAGCACGACGACCAGGTTGACCCTAGCTCTGCAGCCTTCAATGAGCTCGCTCTGGGACCGAAGCCGGTTGTCGTGCGGAAAGCCATCTGGGGCTGATTTCGCTAGTATTTCACAGCAGTTTCATATACGATAGGAGCCAATTTGATCATTCCCGACTGGACTAAGACTGCAGCGACGGAAGTTGCGCGACGGATTGCCCGCGATGGTGATCGCAGCGACGTCCACACAGCCCAGCAGATCATCGAGAAGCACTGCCCGTTCAAACGAGGAGTGGCTTACGAGGAAGTGTCCACCATCAAGGACGACGAGATTGCCAAGCTCAAGGCGCGCATCGTGCAGCTCGAGAACGAGCTCAACGTGAAGCCGAAGGCCGCGCCAGTCGTCAAGACTCCCACGACAACCTAGCGAGGTTCCTGCATGCCGAAGAAAGCTGCCCCATCCTTCGCGGATTTCCAGAAGATCGACAAGAAGGCCCAGGCGATGTCCAAGGCCGCATGGAAACTGCGTGCTGCCGGCAAGATCGATCAGTCTGAGGCCAAGTTCGATCAGGCCCGTCGGCTTCATTATCAGTCGAAATCCGTCTTGAACGCCTACCATGCCGAGAAGAACAAGCCGCAGCGCCCAGTGCGACGTGGGATGACGAACAACGAGTCCTACAATCGGGCCAGCTACAAGGACGTTGCCACCAGGGCCAAGGCCAAGACTCCTGGAGTTGCGCTGTCCAGTGGCTACAAGTCGGCTTTCACCGGGAAGCCGGTTGCTTCGGCACGATTTGCCGGCGGCACTGGAGGGACCAAGATGTCCCGCGACCAGCTGGCGTCGAGCCTCAGGGCCAGTCGAGCTTCGCTGCTCAGTCCGGAGTATCGATCTGGCACTCAGTCGCTGAGGATCAACGGCTTCACCTCTGACGGGGCTAAGACGCACAGTGCCAGGATGAAGTCATATGGTGCGTTCAAGAATCGCTACGTGGAGCCGAAGAGCCCACACGGAGACGGCGACACGATGCGACGCAGCGGCGGTTCCGTCGTGGCCAAGATGGTCGCGGCCGACAAGGCGCGAGCCGCAGCCGGAACATCCATGGTGCCCACCGGGAAGAAGGACGCCCAAGGTCGCATGATGTTTGCACCAGCCAAACCCACAGGCACCACCGTGACCAACAAGTCTGGCGGCGTCCAGATGACCGGCAATGTGAAGAGCTCTGTCGGCAAATCTGTCTCGATGTCTCAGGTGCTCGGCTCTGCGGGTGCCGCCAAGATGAATGCTGCAGCGGCGGCGGCCAAGGCGCGCACCGCAGCAAACGTGTCTGGGGCCAACGGAGGGGGAACTCCTTCCAAGGCTTCTGGTGGAGCCAAGGGTGGCGGCGGCAAGAAGGGCGGAGGCCGTCGTGGCAACCCGAACCACGGCGCCAGAGGTCGGTTTGTCTGAGATCTGTCCGGAGTGCCAGCAACCCAAGGTGGTGACTCGCACTCCCACCTCAGATGGAAAGTCCCACGTGCGAACGACTCGATGTGCATGCACGATCTACACGTTGCGTGAGGATCTGGTCATTCGACTGATGGAGGATCGAAAGTGATCCAAGAAGCTCCCGTCACGTTCGTCCCCCTGGTGCCCGAGGTCGTTGAGGGCGAGGAGCGACGATTCGTCTTCGTGCTGGTGACTCGAGACGGCGAGCTCGTTGAGCGCTGTCCAGTCCCGCTGATGGAAGCATTACCGGATTGTCTCGTCTGGAGAGAACGCATCTTGTTCACTCTGTTGACAGACGATCACGACATCGATATTGAACACGTCAACTTGGATGACAACGAGATAGCCTATGTCGAGGCGTTGTCATTCACAGTGGGCTAGACAAGGACCAACATGCCTGTAAACACCCCATGTGACGGCTACACGAAGTTCGCTCCCAAGTGGAAGCGACTCCGCGACTGCGAGCACGGTCGCGATGCAGTTCTCGCTGCCGGCAAGCTCTACGCTCCGGATCTCCCTGGTGCAGATGCCGCCGAGAACAAAGCCTATCGCGAGAGAGGCAATTTCTACAACGCGGTGCAGCGCACTGTGTTCGGCATGGTGGGCATGCTCTACTCGAAGGACATGGTCGTCAAGTTCCCCAAGCGGCTGGAGAAGCTGCTGGAGGACATCACTCTGACGTCTGTCAGCGCCGAGATGTTCGCCTTCAATGTCACCAAGGAGACGCTCCTGATCGGGCGTTACGGTGTTCTGGTGGATATGCCTCAGAAGGGTGTCCGTCCCTTCATGACCGGCTACCCTGCGGAAAGCATCGTCAGTTGGAGCACCCAGCAGTTCGGCGGTGACGGCACTCTGACTCGAGTGGTGCTGAAGGAGATGCACGAGGAGACCGATCCCAAGGACGAGTTCGTCATGAAATGCGAGGAGCAGTATCGGGTGCTGTCCCTCGAGGGCGGAATTTACACCCAGCAGCTGTGGCGCAAGGGTGATAAGGACTTCGAGAAGTTCGGCGATCCCATCGTGCCACTTCGACGTGGGATGGCGCTGCCCTTCATCCCCTTTGTGTTCCTCGGCCCTCTCCACGTGTCGGCTGATCTGGTGAAGCCTCCTCTGGAGGATCTGGCCGACGTCAATTTGGCCCACTGGCGCAACAGCGTGGATCACGAGTATGGTCTGCATCTGACGGCGCTCCCCACTCCGTGGGTGTCCGGCATGAAGGCTTCTGGCGGCAAGGATGAACCGTTCAAGATCGGTCCGTCTGTTGTTTGGGAGCTCGACACTCAGGGCTCGGCGGGCATGTTGGAGTTCTCTGGTGCCGGCCTGAAGTCTATCGCCGACTCCATGGAGGAGAAGAAACGCCAGATGGCATCCTTGGGTGCTCGTCTCATGGAGGCGGAGGCCAAGGTGCAGGAGACTGCGACCGCCGTCTCGATGCGTCACGGTGGGGATCATGCCACTCTTCGCAGTCTGGCAATCGCCATCGGGCAAGGGCTGTCCATGTCCTTGCAGATGATCGCTTGGTGGATGGGGACGGAAGCCAAGCCTGAAGAGATCGACGTCACTCTGGAACTCAACAAGGACTTCCAGAATGTCAAGGCCACGTCGGCTGACATCCAGACGGCACTGGCTGCAGTGCAGGCTGGCAAGATCAGCTATGAGACCTTCTGGCATCTCATCCTGACTGGTGGATGGGGACGCGATGGCGTCACCGCCGAGCAGGAGCTCAAGCAGATCCAGGTGGAAGAGCCGATGAACGTTTCGACCGATCCTGAGTTCGTTCGTGAGCCTGGATCGCCGGAGCCCAAGAAGAAACCTGCACCCACAGAGGAAGAGTGATGCCTGTCGAACTGAAGATCACCGTGAACGACGATCGGACCATCTCAGTCAGTGGTCCGATCGATGACAAGATCTACTGCTATGGGCTGCTTGCAGTGGCCCAGGAGTCGATCGCGGCCCACCACGCTCGAGCGGCATCGCAACGGGTGCAGGCTGCATCGGCATCGGATCTCAAGCTGATCAAGCCATGAGAGAGGCCGAGCTCAAGGACGTGCTCGCAGCAGCAGACCACTACGAGGTCAGAGTGGCTGCTGCCTTCCTCCGTGGGGCTGTGAAGCTGCGGCGAAAGCTGCTTCCCATCGAGAAGCTCGCGGACGCCATCTCCATGCGGAGCAAGATCACCTTGCCCGTTGAAGACTCGTTGGAGGAGATGGTGGACATCCTCTTGGCCGCTGAAGCCAAGGGCGTGCGGATTGGACAGCAGAAGCTCGAGGAGACCCTCTCATGACGTTGACCATCGAATCCCAGTTCATCGACGACAAACCCACTGGTAATGTGTGGATGAGAGCGGATGGGCTTCCAGTCTCGAAGGCCACTTTCCTCCGACTGGTGGAGGAATACTATCCCGAGAAGATGGGATGGGGCACCACCTACAAAGACGAAGATGTGCTGGATGTCCCCGAGCCGAAACCGTCTCCATCCACTCACCCAGTGAAGATCAAGCTGGGCCAGAGCTCCGTCGAGGCCTTGCTGAAGATCGGCGATCTCGACATCACCAGCCTGGTGCAGAAGGTGAAGCTGCAGGCCGGTGCTGGCAAGCTGACCACTGTGCAATTCCAGCTCACCCATCTGGGCAAGGAAGGCGAGATCGAGATCGAGAGCAAGATGGAGGTCGAGGTCATCACTCGTGGTCATCGATTCCGCCTCCTGGAGATCGAGAAGCTCCCAGAGAAGCACCACGTCTGGGCCAATGGTGCAAACGTCTGCAACTGTGGCGAGCAGCGCAAGCCTGGATACGAGAACGTGTGTAACGCTCCTCCTGGGTGGCCAGGCGTTCCCTCGGAGCCGGTCTGCTTTGTGAAGGAGCCGCGATGAAGCGCCGAGTAATCGCCAATTTCTTCAACAAGGTCAATCCACCGACTGGTGGAGACCCCAACCACGTCAAGAAGTCGCCAGTCCTGGATGGACAGAGCTACATCTCCCATCAGGGACGCCAGCAGCGTCTCCGTCGGCTGCGACAGTTGTGCGCCAAGACGCTGCGATCGAAGGATCCGGGTCTGATGGAGGCCGTCGAGCGAGTGCGAGTGGCCACCTCCACTGAAGCCACCCCGGAATATGGGTTTCTGTTCCTGATCAATCGGGCCCAGATCATCTCAGAGGAGAGTGGAGTTGATCTCGCTCTGGCGATGTCCATCATGATGGACCAACTGATCGAGCTCGTGACACAGACGGCTCCCACTCAAGTGATGATCGGCGACACGGATGTCACCGAACACGTCCAGGGTGTCACAGCCGAATTGGAACCTCAGTCATGAAGCGACGCACCTTCTTCCAGTCGTTAGTAGCTCTGGTCGTTGGGTTGAAGTTTGCTCCGATCGAGGCTGCATCAGTCCCAACTGCAACGATTGGGCAGACAGTAGACATCGTGGTGGGAGGTGAACGATTCGGTGGGATGATCACCGTGGTTGCCCAACTGGACGGTAAAGAGATTGCTCGACAGATCGTCCCTCTGATTCCAGGAGTCATGGAGTATCAATTGCTCCCACCTGTGCCCGGTAAACGATACACTCGAGTCGAAGTAGACCTGTCTTACGACATGTCGAAGATCTGCTCGCAGTTTAACTGCTTGCCCTCTGAAGCCGTTACCACCCTGAAATCACATGGATAGACGTGGGTTCCTTCGCACCCTCGGGCTTGTAGGAGCCGGGATGGCTCTCGACCCAGAGCGTCTGCTCTGGGTGCCTGGGCAGAAGACGATCTTCATCCCAAGTCCATCAGTATCGCGACTCAGCAATCTTGATCTCATGGATTTCATCGTGCGAGAAGGTCTAACGACGATGCGGCGGTCCCTGGATGCTTCGATGTATCTCAATCGGCAATATGGGCTGAGCGCCACTCTGCACACTGGGGACATCCTCCGTCATGGCTAAAGCTGCTCTGAAGAAAGTTCTCCCAGGTTTCTCTGGTCTGAACCCCGAGGCGGAGGCCGCTGCCAAAGCCCAGACCCACAAGTTGATCGTGTCGATCTCAGAGGAGACTCGAGCGAACATCCGCAACCTGATCGCACGATCCATCCGAGATGGCATCGCACCGCGAGACGCGGCCAAAATGATCCAGGGTATGGTGGGCCTCACTCAGCGGCAGGGTCAGGCCACGATGAACTACCGCGAGACTCTGGTGAAGCAAGGTCTCACATCGAAGCGAATTGAGATCCTCACTCAGAGATACGCCGACAAGCAGCTTCGCTCGAGAGCGGAGATGATCGCTCGCACTGAGACCATGCGAGCTCTCAACGATGGGCAGAAGTCTGCGTGGGTGCAGGCCCAACGAGAGGGTCTGCTCGGTCCAGATGCACGCAAAGAGTGGATGACTGTGGATCAGGCCTGCTCACTCTGTGGCCCAATGAATGGTCGCACTGTGCTCCTGAAGGACAGTTTCGGTATGCCCGATCCGCCGGCACATCCACGATGCAGGTGCTCTCTCGGGATTCGTCCAGGAGACGTCTCCAGATGAGAGGCGCTCTCGAGCCCGAGACGGCACGCAAGCACATCAATGACCGTAACCCTTGATCGCTTCGAGATCGTTGCTCTCCGAGCCTCCGATTGACCCGAGAAAGCACCGTATGATCACAGACGATCGCCGTAAGACCCCAGAAGACCGCCGAGAGCAGGATCGACCCTCTCCAGAGCGGCGGAAGGGTGGTCGCCCACCGAAACCAGAGTCGGAGCGCCTGAGCGAACAACTGCCTCTCAGAGCGACCAAGGAGGAGGCCGATCTGGTCATTCTCCGAGCACGGCGCATGGGTCTCACCACATGTGCATACCTGCGGCTGAAGATGCGTGAGGTTCTCGCAGCCGAGGTTGATAATAACGGAAACCCCACTGTTTCGGCTTGACTTCCAACTCGTAAACCCGGATACTTGGAGACGTTCACATGAAGGCTGTCCTTACCTCACTGTCTGATGTTGCTGAAGCCCTGCGCGGCGAATACGAGGAGCGCGGCGGCAAGTTCTACCTCAAGGTGGAGGGTGATTACGCCCCATTGGTCGAGGCCAATGCCCGCGTCGTGGAGTTCCGCGACAAGAACATCGCGTTGCTGAAGGAAGTGGACGATCTCCGTCCCCTGAAGGGCATCGCCGAGAAGTTCAAGGACATCGACCCGGATGCGGCTCGTGTTGCTCTGGAGAAGGTCAAGGCGCTCGGCAAGAAGGGCGTTGACAGCGCCGACGACGTGGACAACAAGTTGAAGCAGATGCTCGAAGAGGCCATGAAGCCGGTCAAGGAAGCCTTGACTGCTGCTGAAGCCAAGGAGCGTGCTGCTGAAGCTCGTGCCAACGAGCTCACCTTCACCACGACCATCGGCCAGAAGGCCAAGGCCGCTGGTGCCCAGGACTCGGCTGTCGAGTATCTCGCCAGTCTCGCCAAAGACGACTTCGAGATCAAGGACGGCAAGGTCCTCCCGAAGACGGGCAAGTTCAGCAAGGAAAAGCCAGGCGATCCGCTGAGCGTGGATGAATGGCTGAAGGACGTGGCTGTGGAGCGTCCGTTCGCGTTCGCTCCCTCGACGGGTGGTGGCGCGAAGCCGGCACCGGCAACCACTGGTGGAGCTCCTACCCTGAAGACGGGACAGACGCTCCTGAAGAACCCGACGCCGCAGCAGTTGGGCGAAAACGCGAAGGCCATCAAGGCCGGCACCGTCGTCGTCGAATTCGAGGAAGCAAAGGCAAGTTAAGACATTCACCATAGGTGGAGGGAGGCTCGGGGAGTCTCCCTCCTGACTCTGAGTCTGGAGTCCGGTCCCGGTGGGACTGCTTGGGATTAACTTTTCCAAGGAGTCTCACACAATGGCAGCAATCGTTACGACCAACATCCTCGCCACGCTCGTGGCGATGGGCCTCGACACCCTCCGCGATCGTCTTGCACTCGTCCTCGTGGCCAATCGCGAATACGAGCGCATGATCACCGGCGCCACTCGTGGCGGCACCGTCAACGTCGCCGTTCCGGCATCGGTGGCTGCGCGCACCGTCTCGCCCGACGTCGTCCCTCCCGCCGTCACGACCGTGACGCCCACCAGCGTGCCGATCACGCTGGACCAGTGGAAGGAAGCCCCGTTCGCCATGGACGACAAGGGTCTGATCCAGGTGCAGAACGGCATCCTCCCGATGCAGGCCGCGGAAGCCGTCAAGTCGGTCGCCAACACGATCGAGGACTACCTCTGGTCCTTGCTGCAGGCGAAGATCAGCAACTACGCTGGCACCGCCGGCACCACCCCGTTCGGCTCGGGCCTCGATGACTTCCTCGCGGCCGACAAGCAGCTGAACGACAACCTGGCCGATCCCGAAGATCGCTTCATGATCCTGAACACCGCCGCCAAGGCGAGTGCGATGGGTCTGCGCGCCATCCAGGACGCGTCGTTCCGCGGCAACAAGTCGGACTCGCTCATCAACGGCGAGATCGGCGATGTGCTCGGCGCTCGCTGGCTGATGTCGCAGCGCGTCCCGAACCACGTCTCGGGCACCCTCGCTGGTGTCGGCACCACGGTGACCGGCGTCAACGCCATCGGCGCGACCGTGATCGCGCTCTCGGGCGGTGCGAGCGGCACCATCCTGGCCGGGGACATCATCGACTTCGGCGTCACCAACGCCATCACCGGCGTCCTCGAGACCTACAACGTGGTGAGCTCGGTCGGCGGCGCGACGCCCTCGTCCGTGACCATCGCGTCCCCCGGTCTGAAGACCGCCACCGCCGGTGCCGAGGTGGTCTCCATCAAGGCCAGCTTCAAGCAGAACATCCTGCTCCAGCGGCACTGCCTGGCGTTCGCCATGGCTCCCCTGGTCGACACCGTCCAGGTTCCCGGCGCGACGCTGCAGCAGGTCGCCATCGACGAGGTCTCGGGCCTCAGCCTCCGCCTGGAGGTTTCCCGCCAGCACCGCCAGGTGCAGTGGAGCTTCGACGCGCTCTACGGTGGCGCCGTCATCCGGCCGCAGCTGGGCTGCTGGCTGGCCGGTTAAACCTCGATCCACTGGCCGACTGGAGCACAACCCTCCAGTCGGCTACTCTCTTGCTGATAATCAGCTGGAGGGCGAGCTCTAGGCTTGCTCTTCATAAGGAAGGACGGTTCACATGGATTCTCGCCTCTATCCGCAGGGTGCCCAGGCTCCCAAATCCCGCACCATCAGCAACGTCTTCGTGGACTTCGGCGTCGCGAAGTTCCAGCGCACTCGGGTGACGTTGGCCCAGTTGAACGCTGGCTTCACGTTGCTGCCGGCGCTGCCTGGTGTCCGTTGGCGCATGACCGACATGGCGATGATCGCCATCGGCGGCGCAGCCACTGCCGGCACGTCGGCCAACATCATCGGCACTCGGTCGGCCGCTGCAGTGCAGCTGCTGGTCACCGCCATCGCCGCGCTGACACGCAGCGCACTGGTGCGGGCCGGTGCGACCAACGCAGTCATCCTGGCCGACGGTGCGTCGTTCACGGCCCTCGACGCCAACACGGCGATCACGACCATCACTGTCGGTTCGGCCATGACGACCATGACCCACCTCGACATCTTGCTCGGCTACGTGGCCGACCAGGCGTAAATCATGCCCATCTCCGCCCTCGTCACAGACGCTGGTGCTGCAAACGCGAACGCATACGTGTCGCGTTCAGTTGCAGATCAGTATCATCTGGACCATCCTCAATTTGGGACGACGGCGGCAACTGGACTCTGGTCGGCGGCAACTGCCGACCAGAAAGATGCAGCGATCTTGTGGGCCACCAAGCTCCTGGATCGCTTGTTCGTCTGGAAGGGCTCGGTGGTCACTGAGACCCAGAAGCTCCTCTGGCCGCGATCCGGTCTGGTGGATGTCAACGGGTGGAACGTGCTGAGTCTGACGGCGATCCCGGAGCAAATCCAGTGGGCCACTGCCGAGTTCGCTCGGCAGCTTCTGGTGAGCGATCGTCTGGCGGATTCGGACATCGAGACCCAGAAGATCAAGTCGCTGAGCGCTGGCTCTGTGTCGCTGACGTTCGGCGATGGGGTCACCGCAAAGCAAGTTCCCGATGCAGTGGTGGAGTTGATCCCTGGCGAGTGGGGATATCTGCGCGGAACCAAAATGCGCAAACTGGAGCGAGCATGAAGAATTACTTACAACTGCTCTTGGCCGTCATGGCCGTCGTGGCGGTGTCGTTGATGGCACCAGTGCAAGCCCAGGATCCCACCGCGATGCCGGTGGCCTACAGCTTCGAGGCGGTCACCATGGATGCGACTGCAGGCGGCATCGGATTCACAGCCTCTACCCTGACGGTTCAGGGACAGCAGATGCGATTCTGTGAGGGAGTGGTCGAGACCGCCGTCGTGCGCTATCGAGTGGACGGTTTGGGTGCGCCCACTGCACTGGTGGGACGCCTGACGACTGTGGGCGAAAAGGTCCGAGTGGATGGATTTACCAATCTGACCAGATTCCGCGGGTTCCGAACTACCGGCACCAGCGGTGTCATCCAGTTCACTTGTTATCGGTAACTCATGTCAAGTCTCCTGCGTAACGGCGTCGCGGTGTTGGACAAGGTTGTGACGGGCTTAGGTTTGCCCTCCACGATTACTGTCTATCCGTGGATCGCTGCCGGCACGTAT